TTTTCAGCTAACTTTAACATGATACGTTTCATTAGCATCAAATCAACATATACTGGCTTTGGTAAATAAGATGTCTTTCTTTGAACATATTCTTTCTTCTGTTCAGGTGTTCTATTATCTACTTGATTTGTCATTATTGTCTCCTTTCTGACAAAGTTTATTTTTACTGGTAACAATGAACTTTGGATATATTCCTTTCATCTTCTTATCTAATGGGTGAATATTAGACATTTCAGGGAATGGTAGCTGTAGTTGTATGCTATCATCCTCTATTATCCTAGCTATATTATAATCCATATCATCTCCTACTTTTCTAGTTTTTGCGTGAAAGATCTGATAAGAGAGTATCCAGCTCCTATACCAGCTACTTGTGTAATAATAGCTATAGATAACCATATAGCTAATAAGACCATTACTATTGTACTTAACATATTATATCCTTTCTGTGCTTGTCCACATTGGTGTGAATATAGCACTTATTTGTATGTCCTATTGATTTACAGCAATCAAGTTATTCAGTAATATCAACAGGATAGTTCAACATCAGCAATCAATTAATCAACTGATTTCGCCAGGAGTTAATTGACTACTGATATATATATAAACAACATCGATTTATTGTTGCTACAGGCAACAGCAATAAATCGACATCAACAAACAAAAGACAGCGAAGCTGACAATAACGACAAAAGAGACGATTGCGACAGCAATCGACGGGTTTTGAACTTACCCCTGCAACATCGACATGTATGTCGAATGTGCAAATAGGGGGGTTTTATACAACTACTTCCAATGTAGCCTTTAATGGGCCATAGAGGGGGTTTATTTTAACAAGGAGAAGAAAATGGCAATACCATTCGCAGCAGGCTCAGCAGGAATGAAAATACTGAGAATGCTTTACAAAGGCAAAAAGAAGCTAGGAACTGGTTCTAAGATGGCAGCAGATATGGCATCTAAGAAAGGTTTTACAAAAACTAGCCAATTTATTACAGGAACATCACAAAAAGCTCACAAAGGTACGATGAAAGCTAAGAAATTAGCCAAAAAATACCCTAAAACTACAGCAGCAATTGGTGGTGCAGTAGCTTTTGATATATTTGATGACGATTAATGGCTAAACGTAAGTTTGTTCACTTTGTACCAAGACCTAAACCTAAGAAAAGGATAAGGATCCACAAAAAAAAGATGAATAAATCGGAAAAACGTAGCTTTAAAAAATACAACAGGCAAGGAAGATGAAAAAAGTACCTTATAGCGTTTTTAAAATTGACATGCTTAAACAAAAAGCTAAAAAAGAACAGTTTACTAAAGATTTAAAATCTAAAAAATTTAGAAAAAAGACTAAAATCTTAGAATACGCAAAAAAGTTTATATAATATGGCAACACCTAAAAACAAAGCACTATACAATAGAGTAAAATCTGAAGCCAAACGAAAGTTCAAGGTTTGGCCCTCGGCATATGCTTCTGCATGGCTTGTTAAAACGTATAAAAAACGTGGTGGCAAGTACTAATGGCAAAAGGTGGACTACGAAAGTGGTTTGCTGAAGATTGGCGAGATGTCAAGACAGGTAAGAAGTGTGGAAGATCTGGCAAAGAAAAAAAAACCAGACCTTATCCTGCTTGTAGACCAAGATCTGTAGCTGGAAGAATAAGTAAGTCAGAAGCTCGTAAAAAAACTGGCCCAAGAAAAGTCAAATGGTCAGTAACAGCATCAGGAAGGAAAAGAAAATCATGATGAAAACAGTAAAAGCTCCTAAAGGATTTCATTGGATGAAAAAAGGTAGTGGATATAATCTAATGAAACACTCAGGAAAGTTTAAACCACATAAAGGTGGATCTTTAGTAGCTAAATTTAAAATACAAAAAGTACATAAAGGTGGCTAAGACACCTGCATGGCAAAGAAAAGAAGGCAAATCCAAAAGTGGGGGTTTGAATAGGAAAGGTATAGCTTCATATAGACGTGCTAATCCTGGATCTAAGCTAAAAATGGCAGTAACTACAAAGCCATCAAAATTAAAAAAAGGATCTAAAGCAGCTAAACGTAGAGCTAGTTTTTGTGCTAGAATGAAAGGTATGAAAAGTAAACTTACTTCTGCCAAAACTGCAAGAGATCCAAATAGTAGAATAAACAAAGCATTAAGAAAGTGGAATTGTTAATGGCAAAAAATAGATTAGAAAAACTAGCAGATGAATTGATGAGACTTTCTCCAGAAGAAGGTCAGCAATTAGGTCTTATAATGAGATCTAGAATGATGCCTGAAGTTGCAAGACAACAAGGCTTACTTCAACAACCAACCCCACAAATGGCACAAATGGGCAAAAGACCAAATCAAATGGCTATGCCTACAACAAGAGATGCTGCTATGCGTGGATTATTGAAAGGATAAACACTATGCCAATGGGAAAAGGAACATATGGTTCAAAAAAAGGTAGACCACCTAAAAAAGGTAAAATGAAAAAAGGAAAAAAAAAAGTTAAAAAAATGATGAAAGGATACTAATGAAAGGCTTAACTAAAGCACAAAAAACATTACCTCCAAGACTTCAAAAAGAAATAATAAAGTCTAACATGAAAAAAAATAAAAAGAAAAAGAAAAAGAAATAATGAAAATATACGCAGGCGATAGAAACTTTATAAAAAGACCTAAAAAGAAAACTCCTATTAAGGATTTTCTTAAGAAAGGTACTGTTAAGGGTATAAAGTTTGCAGGAAAAGTAGCAGTTAATCCAATTACTTTAGCTTTTGGTGCTGGTGCAGCTATTAAAAAAGCATCAGAAAGAAAACCATTTAAGTTTCCTACAACAAAAAGATTTGATAAATATGGAAGACAAAATTAAATTTATGCAAACTAAAGGTACTGCTGAAGATAAATCACATGAGAATGAAATAAAACATGGTGGTAAAAGAGAAGGTGCTGGTAGACCAGTAGGTTCCAAATCTAAGAAGCTATGGAAAACAATGCAGGAGATGGCAGAAAAATATAATCATTCTCCTTTAGATTATTTATTATCTGTGTTAAACAATCCTGCAAGTTCGCCTGAACGTAAAATGTATGCAGCAGAAAAAGCAGCACCTTATGTTCATGCAAGACTTACATCATCAAACACAAAAATGAGCATAGATGAACCAGTCCAAGTCAAAGTCCAATGGGAAAAAGAAAGTTAAGATAGTAGAAGTACCATATAGACCTAGAGAATATCAATTAGAAGTTCATAAAAATAGAAAAAGATTTAGTGTCCTGGTTTGTCATAGAC